GACGAGCGAGCCCACCGCTACGCTCTGGCTGGCCGCGATGCCCTGCTCGCCCTGGCCGAGATCGACGAGCACTGTCGCGGGCGGTTGAAACACGGCACGCCGTCTGTCGAAGCCACGCACGATCTACAGGCGGTGCGGGCGATGGTGCCGCACGAATTGGTAAACATCCTGCACTGAACACAAACTGTCGGAAAGTGACAGTTTCACTACACGCCGCAGAGAGGGACGCGATGGACGCCGAATGGGTTCCTGTGAGCGAGCGGCTTCCTGAAAAGGGCATCCGCGTCCTGGCATTTGTTGAGTGCCACCCACACGAACACTCGCACACCATTGGCGCACTCATGTTTAACGGGCGGTGGGTTTTTGACGAACAATACGACGATGCCGAGCAGCCGACACACTGGATGCCGTTGAGCGATCCGCCGGTGCGCTCTTGAGCGAAAGGAGAGTCGGATGGACGCGAGTGCGTTTCTGTTTCGTCTGGCCGTTCTTCTTCGGACAACGCCTGCGGCCCTGCGCCCGCTGATGGCCGACGCCCAGGCTCGGCAGTGGGCTGCCTACCTGTCCTGAAGTGCGCTACTGCGGCGAGAGACGGCCGCGCCCACCCCCTCTAGCCTGAGCTCGGCCCCCGGCACAATCGCCGGCCATGATCGAGCACCTCCAGGCCCTCGCCATCCACGCCTACTACGCCGGCGAATTTGACGCCGGCCGGCGTGCCTGCGATCGCCTGCTCTCGATGCCACTCCCGCCGGAGGTCGAGATGCAAACGCGATCCAATCGCCTCTGGTATCAGCCGCCGCTCGACGAGCTCGTCGACTGCCGGTTTGTGCGGGCCGACGTGGAGCCCGCTCACGATGGCTGGAGCCTGTTCAACCCGTCCATCCTCGCCCACGGCGACGAGCTCCTCGTCTGGGTGCGGTCATCGAACTATCGCATCGTCGAGGGCCGCTACGAGATGCCTCCGGCGGACGGCGGCATCATCCGCACCGAGGGGCTCCTCGCCCGCTACACGCCCGACCTCACGCTTCGCGACTGCCGCGGCGTCCGTCGGCCCGACTACCCGACCACCGGCTATCCGGTCGACGGCCTCGAAGACTGCCGCCTCCGCCATACCGCAAACGGTATCGGCGTCTCGGCCACGATCCGCAACGCCGCCCCCTACGACGGCCGCTGCCGCATCGCCACGGCAACGCTTGACGTATGTCAAGCAAGCCTCGACGGCCTGGTCGTACTCGATTCGCTCTCAACCCAAGAGCACGAAAAAAACTGGATGCCGCTCGAAGGCGGCCCGCACGCCGGAGGCTGGCTCTACGCCGCCAGCCACCGCGGGCACGTCGTGACGGTCGACCGCGACCCGAGCCTCGCCGGGGCCTACCTCATGCACCAGCGCGGCCCGGCTCCGCTGATTGCCAAGGAGTTCCGCGGCGGAGGCCAGGCGATCGCCTTCCGCGACGGCTACCTCGCCGTGATCCACGAGGTGGCCGCCATCGGCGACAGGAGGGCCTACGAGCACCGGTTCCTGTGGTTCGACAATGCGTTGACGCTGCGGCGTATGTCGCAGGCGTTCGCATTCCGCGAGCCGCGGGCGATCGAGTTTGCGGCCGGGCTCGCCGCCATGGGCGACCGGATCGTCGTGAGCTTCGGCGTGCGTGACGCGGAGGCGTGGCTTGTCGAGATCGCCGCCGACCAAGTGGAGGAGATGCTCAATGTCATCCCCGTTTAGGGCTAAGTTATCCAAGGCCCTCGCCGACGCTTGGCGGCCGCATGACTGGTTCGAGCTAAACCAGGCCGTCGAAAACCACTACTACCACAAGGCTAGCGTTTGCGCGGACGTGCGGCCGAAACGGGTAATCGAGATCGGCACGCGCTGCGGCTACTCGCTCGTGGCCTTCGCGATCGCGGCCCCCGAGGCCCGCTACTACTGCTTCGACGGGGCCACCGACCCCGACTCGTTTGACTGCCTTGCCCACTGGGCCAGCGTGGTCGAGCGGTGGGTGATCGACGCGAGCCTCGTCGTCGTCGACACGAAGCACGTCCGCAGCCTGCCGCCGGCAGACTTCGCCCACGTTGACGGCGATCACAGTTTCGACGGTGCTCTCCGCGATCTGCGGCTCGTCTCCCACTGTAAGACAATCCTCGCCGACGACGTTTGCAATCCCGAGGTCAAACGGGCGGTCGTGCAGTTTGCGGCCGAGCGTCACCGCCGCGTCGATTGGCATCACGACGGGCTCAGGGAGTCGGCCGTCCTCACATGAAAATCGGCGTCTACGCTCTCGCAAAAAACGAGCTCAAGCACGCGGCCGCCTGGGCCGAATCCTGCCGCGAGGCCGACGTTCGCGTCGTTACCGACACCGGCTCGACCGACGGCACAGTCGAGGCCCTGGAGGCCGCCGGCGTGACGGTGGCCCGTGGCTACGTCTGCCCGTGGCGGTGGGACGACGCCCACAACCTCTCGCTAAACCACCTGCCGCCAGACATCGACATCGCGATCCGGCTCGACCTCGACGAGCGGATTCAGCCCGGCTGGCGGGAGGCCGTCGAGCGTGCTTGGGCGGACGGCGTGAACAACCTCCGCTACCACTACGTCTGGTCGTGGGCACCGGACGGCTCCGAGGGGCTGACGTTTCACTGTGACCGCGTCCACGCCCGCCGGGGATTCCGCTGGGCACAGGCGACACACGAGGGGCTTATTTGCTGGAACGGCGACAAGGTGCAAGCGTTCGCCGAGGGGCTCCAGATCCACCACCATCGAGACGCCGGCAAGAAGCACTCCACCGATTTGACGCTCCTAGAGGTGGCCGTGCGCGAGGCACCGCACGACGCGCGGGCTCAGTGGTATCTCGCCCGCGAGCTCGACTACGCCGGGCGGGCCGAGGCGGCCGACGCCTTCCGGCAATACCTCACGATGCCGGGTGGAACGGCCACCGAGCGGAGCTACGCCGAGCGTTCGCTTTACCGGCTGACGGGCGACGAGCAACACCTCCACAACGCCGCCAAGGAGGCCCCCGGCGAGCCCGACGGGTGGGAGCGGCTGGCGTTTGTGAACTACCAACGCCGCGAGTGGCGAAACGTGGCGGGCTTCGCACGCCAGGCGACCGTAGCCGACTGGCCGGGCACGCATTGCACCGACCCGCAGGCACAGGCAAAGGCTCTCGATCTGCTTGCGGTGGCCCTCTGGGAGCTCGGCGAGCGGACAGACGCCCTACAGCATGCGCGGCAGGCTGCGGCAAGATGGCCGGGAGAAGAGCGCGTCGCGAACAACGTGGCCGCGATGGAACGCATCCTCGCCCAAGGGGCCGCCGCGTGAGCTATCTACGAGAGATTGCCGATTCTCTGGCCGACGGACTCGCCGCCGTTTCGTGGAGCATTCAATCCACGACGGTCGAGCGCAAGAACTGGGTCGCCGTCGACATAGAGGAGCTCGCGACGCCGCGTATCTACGTCACGCCAGGCGGCGCGACGATGAGTCGGGTGAGTCGAGCTACCTCGCAGGCTGATTATTCGGTCGCCGTGTTCATCGGCCGCCACGTCCAGACCGACGCGGACGTTGACGGCATGATTGACCTGGCCGACGAGGTGCTCTTGCACATTAGGGCGCACGACTGGGCCAACTCGGAATCATGGCCGGAAGGCGTGACGAGCCCGATGGAAGTGGAGGTCGAGCTCAACCCCGACGATGCGCTGAATGAGCGCAACGCTTGGCGGGCTGCCGTCAACGTGACCTACCGCGTGTTTCTGGCGGACGCCTTACCGGAGTAAGCCATGGCAGCACTTGGCCGCGTGAGCCGGGCATTTATTCGGCCGGGCGAGATTGGCGGCAACCGCCAAGTCCGATCGGAATCGTTCCAAGCTCGGCTCCGCCTCCAGGCCAAGGTGAAGGGGGCGTTTTTCGACCGGGCCAAGGTGCGGCGGATGATGGACGATATGTCGCGTCGCAGCCTCTCGGCTGCCGGCCGCGACGTGCAACAGGCCGCCAGGAAGGGCATTGGCAATTCGCCGCCCAAGCAGACCAAGGCAGGCCGGCGAGCGGTCAAGGCGGGCGAGGTCGTCGAGTTCGCGGGCGGGCTCTACAAGGATTTGACGATGCTGTCGAGCGGCAAGCCTCGGCCGCCAGGCAAGCCCGTCAAGTCGTGGGCACCCAAGCGATTCCTCTACCGCGACATCTACTACTACATGAGCCGCGGCGTGCTGGGGCCGACGGCCGTGATCGGCCCGGCCAAGGCCGCTTGGCTTAACCGTCTGCACGAGTTCGGCGGCACGCTGCAACTCACGGCCTGGCGGATCGGCGTGGGGGCGGCACGCAATGCGTACCTCCGGCGGTCTGCCGGCAAGAGCGTCGGCCGAGACTCTCGCGGCCGTTTCTTGAAGGGCGTGAGTCTCGGCCCGCAGAAAAACCAATTCGAGTACGGGTCGATTTTGTGGGCCAACAAGCGGCCGCGATTCTCCCGCAACTGGGAGCGGACGACCATCACCAAGACAGCCCGCTACCCGGCCCGCCCCTTCATGCAGGGTGCGGCCGGCGTCCAGAAGGCGGCGGCACGGGCAAACGAGAAATACCGCAACGCCCTGCGTCGCGCCGCGTGACGACACCCCCTACGGTCGCGTCTTTGCGGGCCGTAGTTTTGACGCTACCACCCCGCACACCAGGAGGCCAGCGTGGCTATCACACTTGGGAAAGACGTGACGATCACCGGCTTGACCGGCGCCCGATCCGTCTCCGTCACTAACTCTGCCGCCGAAGTCGACGTAACCAAGTTCGGCGACACCGCTCGCAAGTTTCGGAAAGCTCTGATCGAGCAGACCGTCGAGGTCGAGTGCGTCGATGATCCCGGCGTCGATGCCGGCGACACGTTCACCCTCGGCGGTTCGAGCACCGGCAATTCTATTGAATTCATCGTGACGAGCGTGGCCCGCTCCGAGCCGATCGACGGAATCTCAACTTTTACCGTGAGCGCCTCGCGCGCCGCCACCCAGTCCTAATCACGAGGGAAACACCCACATGGCGATTACGCTCGGCAAAGACGGCACGGCTCCTCCGTTTGGCACCGACATCATCTCGGCGACCTACACCGAGGAGTGCGAAACCATCGACGTGACCAACCGCACCAACAAGGGTGGAACGTCAGGCAACCCTGGATACCGCGCCAACGCTGCCGGTTTCAAAACGAAGACTTGGGAGATCGAGTGCCACGACGCCACCGCGCTGATCACGGCCCTACAAAGCAACACGGCTACAAGCGGTTTCATCGTGATGAGCGTCGCGGAAAACATCTCGATCGACGGGGCGGTGACCTTCACCGTGACCGCACGGGAGACCTGAGCCCGTGGCGATCACGCTTGGGAAGGACTGCTCGATTTCGATCGGTGGCAACATTGCCAGCGCTCGGAACGTCAGCCTTTCCTATAGCGTTCGCACGATCGACGTGGAGGAGTACGGCAGCCGCGAGGCTGCCGTCTATCCCGTGGGCGTCGAGGCCACCGTCTCCGTCGAGTTCAACGACACCGCCGACCTAGGCGGCGTCTACGGCATGGTGACGGCGGGCACGCCGATCACCGTCTCGGGCGGTGCCGGGTCGTGGTCGTTCCTCGCAGTGATTACGAGCATCTCTGAGACTGATCCGATCGACGGCGTCGCGACGTTCCAAGTCGAGGCCCGTCTTACCCGTGCTGGATTGAGGGCTTAATGCGAGAGTTTCGCGATGACCAGGGGCGGCCCTGGATGGTGGCAATCACAGTGGCGGCCGCCGAGCGCGTCCGCGGCCTGGTCACGGTCGACGTGACGGAGGACGTGGAGCAATCCGACGGCACCGTTTCCCGCCAGACCCGCAAGGCACCGCTCGACATTATTGACACGTCGAGCATCGCGAACACGCTCCAGATTCTACGCAGCCAGTACGGCACCGTCGGTGAGGTGCTCTACGCGATCTGCCGCAAGCAGGCCGACGAAAAGAAGATCAGCCGCGAAGACTTCCTCGACGGCCTCCGCGGCGACGCGATCGAGGCCGGAGTAAAGGCGATCGAGGAGGAGCTTGTCGATTTTTTCCCCCCGCGCCTCCGCAAGATGGTCGGACTTCTCGCGACAAAGATGGACGAGGTCGCCGCGGAGATGCTCGGCCAGGCGGAGGCGCGAATGCAAGCGGCAACGGCGACGAGTCTGCTCGAACAATCTGGCACGCCATCTACGAAGCCGCAGGCATCCTCGGCGTCCACCCCGGAAAGTGGACGTTCCGAAACCTCCTCATCGCTCGCGACGCCCGCCTAGAAATGGATTGGTGGCATACCGCCAACCTGCTTGCCCAACAAGCCAACCTAAACAAAGCAAAGCACGCTCCAAGCACAGACCCGGCCCGGCTCAATCCGTTCGCCAAGAAGGCCAAGCCAAGGCAGGCGACGCCAGAAGAAATTCAGAAACTCCTCGGACCTAACTGGCAAGAAGTGACCACATGAGCGCGTCAAAGGTCAAAGCCGGTCAGGTATTCGTCGAGATCGGGGCCGACCCGCGGGCGTTCTTCTCAGCCCTCAACAAGATCAACCGCCAGATCGGCAACCTCGGCCGCTCGATGAGCGGGGCCGGCGGCAAGATCGCCGGCATGGGGGCGGCGGCGTTGCTGCCATTCGGGGCGGCGATCCGCCAGGGCACGGCCTACCAATCGACGCTTCTGAACATCCAAGCGAGCACCGGGGCAACCGCCGCCGAGCTCGACAGGATACGCGCCGCCGGGATGCAGGTTTCCCAGGCCCTCGGCGTCGGCCCGACTGAGGCGACGCAAGGGTTCCTAGAGCTCCTCAAAGCCGGCATGAGCCTGGAGCAAGTGCTCGGCGGTGCCGGGCAGACGGCGCTAGAGTTTGCCAAGGTCGGCAATATGGACGTGGCCGCCGCCTCGGTGGTCATGGCCGACGCAATGAAAGTGTTCGGCGTCTCTGCCGACGTGGCCGCAAACACCATGTCATCCGCGGCCGACGCCTCCTCGACGAGTATCGAGGAAATGACCATGGCTTTTAGCCAGTCCGCCGCCGTGGCGGCGTTGGCTAATCAGTCCATGGGCGACCTGTCGGCGGCCCTGGCCGTGCTCGCCAATAACGGCGTCAAGGGCAGCGACGCCGGCACCAGCGTCAAAACAATGCTCATGCGGCTCATGGCTCCGGCAGACGATGCTGCCGTCGCCCTAGAGCAAGTCGGCCTGTCGGCTATGTCGTTCCGCAACGCGGACGGCAGCATGAAACCGCTCGTCGAAATCATTGGCACGCTCAACGGCGCCCTCGCCGGAATGGATCAAGCGGCCAAGGACGACATCTTCCGCCGCATCTTTGGGCAGGATGCTATCCGAGCCGCCGCCATCCTGACGGCGACCGGCGTCGATGGCTTCAACGCCATGACCGACGCGATGGGCAACGCCCTGCCGGTCAGCGAAAAATACAAAACGCTATCGGCTGGCCTGGCCGGTGCGATGGCAAGCGTCGCCGCTGCCATGCAGCGGGCGGCGATCGCCATCGGCGAGGCCGTAGGCCCGGCCCTGATGGCAATCGCCGGCCCGATTGGCGAGGTGATCGACGGGTTTACCAAGTTCGTCGTCGCCAATCAGGAGCTCGTCGCCGGGTTTGCCAAGGCGGCCGTCGTGGTGACAGGCGTCGGCCTTGGGCTCATGGCACTAGGCGGCACGCTCACGCTCCTGAGTTCATCGGTCGGCGGCGTGCTCACGGCGATCGGTGCGATCGCAACCGTCGTGGGCGTCGTGTTATCTCCGATCGGCCTCCTCGTCGCCGGCCTGGCCTCGCTGGTGGCATTCGGCCCCAAGATCGCCGCGTCCATGCAAGGTATGTTTGGCGGCGTGGGAGGGATGATAGAGGGCGTCTCCGCCTCCATTGGCGGCACATTCCAGAGTGCGGTGGCTGGCGGGATGACGGTCCTAGGCGACCTCGCGACCACGGCCTCCGTCACGTTCGACGGGATCTACGCCGCTGTCGCCGAGGGCGACCTCTCTGGGGCAATGGACGTGCTCTGGGCAGGGCTCTACGCCGGTTGGCTCCGCGGCGTCGAGTCGTTGATGAATGCCGTCGACCCGTGGATCTCCACGTTTCAAAACATATTTACTGACCTCGGCCACTACATCTACATCGCATGGGATTTGATGTGGACCGACATCGCGGCGCTGACTCGCACGATGGGGGCAGCGATTTACGGGGCCTTTGAGAGCCTTGTGAATCCGATCCTCCAACGGTGGGACGATCTCACAACCGCCCTGAAAACCGAGTGGATCAACCTCAAAGCGCTGTTCACGGTTTCTGACTCTGCCCGCCAGAAGCTCGCAGACGAAAAGACAAAGCTCAAAGAGGACGCGGCCGCCCGCAAAAAGGCTCGCGAGTCTGGCACGGGTGTCGCGGCCCGCATGGCGGAGGCCGCCGCAACGAATGCCGAAGAGGAGCAAAGGCGGCGAGAGCGTAAGGCGGCGATCTACCAGAGCGCCGAGGATATTACTGGTGGGCGCGAAGCGGAAAACGAGCGACGAAAGCGGCAGAGGCGATCTGCCACCGAAGCCGCCGAGGGTGCCGTCTCCGGCAAGAGCCGCGGCAAGCGCGAGGCTCGGGCGCAAAACCAGCAATTCACCGACCTTCTCAAACAGATCGAGTCTGCTAACTCTTCGGACAAGCTGACTGATCTCTACGGCGAGTTCCAAGCATTGGCATCCAGCGGACGCCTCACGTCCCAGCAATCGTCCGCGATTGAATCCGCGTGGTGGAAGGCGCAAAACAAAATGTCTTCCGCCGACGGCAAGGTCGGTGGCGCTGGCTCGTCGCCTTCCGACATGGCCGCCGCCGGAGCCGGCGCCGCGGGTGTCGACGCCGCCCAGAGCAAGGCGGAGGTAGCCGGGACGTTCTCCTCGACCAACCTCGGCGGCATGGGATTTGGTTCGTCGCTCGGCGAGCGGCAACTCAAAGCCCTCGAAACGATCGCGAGCAACACAGCCAACATGGAGCCGGCCGCGGTCGCCGAATAACGAATGCCCCTCGCCTGGATCGAAGACAACTCAAGCCGCTCCGCCACAATCGTCCGCCTTGGACGGAAGGCGGTTTCGTCATACTCAAAGAGCTACAAGGTATTCGGCACGACGGACGACACGATTCTCCACGCCGAGGCCAACGGCAAGATCACGAGCGAACTCGCCTACTGGTCGTACCCAGGCCAACCCAACGTACAACTGCGAGCCGAGTCCTACAGCGTCTCGTACCTCGGCGACGACGCCTGGCAAGTCACGATTGCCTATGAGAAGGCGGGAGCCGAGGACGACGACCAGCGTGATCCGCTCAAGCGGTCGCGGTCGTTCGACACAAGCGGCGGGTCGCAGCACATCACGCAAGCGGCTGGCGGCACGGTTACGACAAGCGGCGGGACAACCGTAACGCAAGGCAGCGAGCGCAGGTATCCGCCGGGCACCGCGCCGAGCATGAACAGCGCAATCGGTGTCGACGGCAGTTCAGTCAACGGCGTCGACATCGTGGCCCCCGCGCTCACCTGGACAGAAACGTACGACGTTCCACACCAGTACGTCACAGCCAACTACATCAAGAGCATCGCCGCGCTGACCGGCACCGTGAACAACGGCGGGTTTCGCACATTCGCCGCTGGCGAGGTGCTGTTTATGGGGTGCTCGGGCTCGCAGGAATGGGACGATCAGCGGGGGAACGGGCCGTGGACGCTCTCGTATAAGTTCGTGGCGTCGCCAAACGTGACCGCTCAAACCATCGGCGACATCACGGGCATCGAGAAGAAGGGCCATGAGTATTTGTGGGTGCGCTACGAAGACGCCGTTTCGACTAACGAGCTCGTCAAGAAACCGAAATACGTCTACGTCAACAAGGTCTACCGCGACGGCAATTTCTCGGGCCTGGGGATCGGCACCTAATGGCACGCCCCGACGGACGCATTGAGAAGGGGCAGCGGCTTTCGTCGGCGATCTCCGCCAGGGCGTGGAACCGGGCGCAAGAGGCTGCCGATCGGGTGCTCGGGGCGACGCCTGGCGTGGAGGCTGGCGCGGGCGTCAGCGATGGCAACACGATCGTTGTCCGTATCGCCCAAGGCTGGCCCACGCTCAACCACACGCCCCTTGCGGTGGGCCACGGCATCTCGATACCGCTCAACCGCGGCACGCAAACGCTACTCCTAACTACGTCCCAAAACACAACCGGATCGGCAACGTCAAAGGTGGTGTCGAGCGAGGACGACCTTGTACAGTTTTCGACAACTGACACGCCGTGTTTCACGATTGACTCCAGCACAACCGACACGTCGCTAGGGTCGCGGTGCGGAATTATTGAGTCTGTGTCGGCGCTTGTCGACG